ATGTTGCTCATTGGCTGGCCCTCGCATTTGTGATTTTCTGGATCATCGGCTTTGAAATAACCGCCGCAGATTTTGCAGGGTATCGTCGGCACTTCGTCGTAATTTGAGGTTCCCGTAATCATGACTGCACTCCTTTGCGAAGCTGGGCGGCCCATTCTTCGATCGCCATCTCAGCATACTCACCGGATAGGCCATCAGCCGCTGGTAGTGAGTCATTGGCTAAGTCTTCTTTCGCAGACAGAATCATGCGGGTCACGTCGAGAACCTCTGCTACTGGCTTGTCAATGAATCCGTGATTGAATGCGGCAGCGAGTCGGCTGGCGGCATAGTTGATGCCCTCGTTACGCGCACTTGCCCGCACCTCAGCCAGCGCCGCGTATTTAGCCTCAAGTTCCGCATAATCACTATGACGCACCATATCAGTACAGAATGATTCTCCTGTTATTGGTGGTGATAACAGGTCACTGACAATCGTGTATATTTTCACTTCTTTCATTTCTTCCCACTCCGCAACATTGCATTCAGATATTTGTTTTCATTCACTGATGGAAAACTTTTTCTCGCCAGCATTTCTTCGCGTGTAATATCGTTGATGGGCTTGAAGCGGTGTCGAATAATCATTTCCGATGGAAGGATTCCGGGGTCGTATGACAAACCTCTCATGATGAATTCCTCTTTGTTAATTTATTCGTATTCCAGATCTTTCTTCGTTGAGTTTTTTTATCTTGTATCGCATAGCTCTTACTGAATAAATTGAGCGGCAGGTTGCAATTGCTATTTCTTCTGCGGAGAACTTACCGAAAAGTGATACTTCGGCTCTTGTCCATCGTCTTCCACGAAGTCGGCTAACAATGTCAGCGCCAATCCTTGTTGCTTTCGCCATTACTGCTTTTTCAGTCCTTTCCAGTTTTTCAGCGATAAATTCAACTGGCATTGTTGCCGCTACTTCGCGCAAGAAATCGACTTCCCATTTCTCCCAAGGAGTCTTTTTCATAGGCGATACCGTTATTTGATAAGAAGTGAAGGTTTCCCAACTTTGAGTTGAGCGCCGGGGATATTTATTCCTGCTTTTAGTTGGTGTTTGATTGCCAGTTTGTCGGCTTTAATTGTCGTTTCAAACTCAACGTATTCAGGAGGAAGGGCGCTTGAGTCGATGATTTCTACAGTTTCTGACGGTTTGCGGATTGTTACCTGGTGAATACCTGCTCTAATCTTTTTCTTGCCAACCATTTCAAGCGATGAGGCTATATATGCCATAATGCTATCAATCTTATTTTGAATTACTGCTGCTCGTTCATTCAGTGACTTTGCCTCGTCCTTGAGGCGTTCGGCATAACCAGATTCATTTTTAATAATGGCAAGAAGTTGCTCTATTTTATCGGTAAATTCTCCTTCCATGCCTTCTATTGTGTCAGCAATCATCTCTGGCTCTAAATCTGAATCCATCAGCTTTGCGTATTCATTGGCAATTTCATATAGTTTGCTCACTGGCAACCTCCAGTTTCGCTTTGCATTCTATGTAAATGGCTTGTACGTCCTGCTGCAATTTCATTCCAGATGTCAGGCGATATGCTTCTGCAAAATATCGCTTCAAATCATCCATGTTTTCTGCCTGAGCCATTTCATCGCAAAGAAGTTGTGCTTTATCCATTATTTCCTGCTGGCGTTTCCGTTCATCTTCGCGGATATCTTCCTCTGATTTGTGCGGCATAACTGGTTCCTGATGCATACCTTCATCTTCGTTAAGCAGGTGAATGGCATTATCCAGTCGCTGGGCTTTAGGCCAGTATTTGCTGGCGCGTTTAACTATTGTTTTACGCGCCATCTCTTCCCAGAATGTTTTCCACGGTCCATTCTTTGCCTTGCTCGTTGCTTCCACAGCTTTAATTTCTGCCAGACTCATTTCTTCAGTGAGGTAGTCACCATCTGCTGTTTTAACCGTGCAATAACCTCCAACAATAGAGCCTCGCTCACCAAATGCGTTGTATTTGTGGGTTGGTGCTGAATCAAGGCCATTTGATTCATAAGTGTCGTTTGAGTACACCAGTTTGCATTGCCCCCACTTAATTGAACCTGTCGATTGCGCAAGGTGAAGTAATCCCATGTAACTGATATCAAGGCACACCATGCCGTCGCGAGGAACCAGATAAGCCAGTTTGCTGGCCGGGTTCAAGGTGATGCCGATCGCCGCAACATTGATGATGGCGTTCTGTGCGCTGGTTGGATTTGCCAGTGCTGTTTTAGCCAGGTAATCATTTTTCTGGAAATACTGAATTGCAAACTGGCTTTCCTTAGCCCATGTCACCGTCTGTTCAGTCAATGCTCCGCAGAATAACTGCTCTTGCTGTTTAACGAATTCAACGATATTGCTCATGCTGCTTCTCCATAAATGTGTCTGCGTTTGAATATTGCGAAGGCATATTCAGCCTTAACTCTTTCGGTTATTGCATCCCAGAACCATTCAGCGGCTTTTTCCTGGTAGTTACAGTCATCATCTTCCAGCCAGTCGATAGCGTCCTTAGTGTGTTCATCTGGTTTATATGAGCGAAGCATTTCGCTTATTGGGTCGCAACGTTTGCAGAGGCGATCAACTTCACTGTTGATTCGCTCGTAATCTTCATCAGTAAAACTTGCGATTATTTGCGATATTTCACGCTTATCATTCAGAGTCAGAATCATCATCTTTCTCCTGTTCTTTGTGCTGATTGAGCATTTTGTTCATCTGACGAAATGAATTCTTCGTCTGACCAGTTATCTGTAAAACTCATTTCCTGCGATACCACGGAAGGTTGATAGCTGATTTCATCGCTTTATTTGCTTCAAGCCACATTTTTGAATCACCAATAAATCTGGCTATTACTGCTTTGTTTTGTGCTGCACGAAGCATCTGGTGATTAATGGCTATTTCATTGCGCATAACGCCTCCAGTTGTTTCTTTGCTGCTCTGATTAATTGTTTAACTCGGCGTGATAATTCAGATTCGTGCGGGTAGAAAGCGGACATGACGCCGCTACCCGCGAGCTGAAAGTGCATCATGGGTAACTCCTTATATTTGATTGCATAACGAAAACGCCTCGAGTGAAGCGTTATTGGTATGCGGTAAAGCCGCGCTTAGGCGGCTGATGTTTCTTCTTTCAGGCTTTCGAGATATTTACGTGGGTCGTCGTAACATTGGCATTCGCTGTACCAATCCACCCAGCGATCAGTAAGCCCCATCTCTGATAAATCTTCATCGGTAAGGCTCTCATCCCACATCTCAAGGCCGTTAGCATTGCAGTAATCAGGCTTGATGTTGTTGTCATACTGAAAGGCGTCATAATCAGCCAGTGCGTCCATCAGACGAACACCCTCTTCAACACTTGTCACTTCTACAATGAACGGCTTCATAGGTACTTGCGGGATATGCCAGACACGTAATTTCATATATCCTCCGTCAAAAAAAATTGCCCTCACACTGGAGGGCAAAGAAGATTTCCAATAATCAGAACAAGTCGGCTCCTGTTTAGTTACGAGCGACATTGCTCCGTGTATTCACTCGTTGGAATGAATACACAGTGCTTATTCGTCATGCATTTCAGGTATTTCTTCGTATTCAACACCCCACATGTTTGTTACCCAGGATAGTTTTTCGTACCGTTGACAAGATTCAGACCACATAAACTGACTTCCATGCGGGCGAGTTTCGATATCTGTTATCTCTCCCGGCCGAACAAAACTGGTATTCGACTTCGTTATTTTTACTTTCATTACTCATCCCCAAGAGCTTTGCTGATTGCTGACTGTGCTTTCGATACTTCATCAGGATAATGGTCATTCCAGTTTTGCTTGTATGCCTTGTTTAGCATTGCTTGCAGGGCATTTAAAAGGTCTGGTGCTGCCGCTATTAGATTGGCATCTTCAATGCATTGAACTTCCTCACAGATTGCAATATACGAACGCCAGCATGCGCCATTTTCAAGTGAGTCTGCCTGGATGATTTTAATCTCATCGCCATCCATCATTATTTCCCACTTACCTTCAGTACCTTTAAATTCCATGTTCACCTCTGTTGTTTATGCCAAAAATAAAGGCCACCATCAGGCAGCCTTGTTATTCTGTTTACCAAGTTCTCTGGCAATCATTGCCGTAGTTCGTATTGCCCATTTATCGACAATCTTTCCATCTTCTCTCACCAGATCCATTTCCTCAGGCTTCACCATGCATTCAGCATCAAGCTTGCAGCCTTTGCATTTCACAAAGCGACCACACCATTGGTTGGTATCAATAGTCGTAGTCATATTGGTAGTCCTGGTATTGTTCCATCACATCCTGAGGATGCTCTTCGAACTCTTCAAATTCGTCTTCCATATCTCACCTCAAATAAGTGGTTTGCTTCCAAAAGAAAACACGCCTAAGCTGGTCTATTTCTGAGAAGAAAGTGAGTTCATAACTAACTTTGCTTCATTCCATTTTGCAACAGCAGCTTCGTGCTGCTTAATTAATGAATTTACTGAATCGCAAAGGCCATTATCAATCCAGTGACGATGCATGTTGCACAGGCGATCATTAAGTCTCACAACGTCACTCTGCGCAGCAACTACAATTCTGCGTACTTCTTGGTATGTCATACACTCACCTCAATCAAAATAAGCCGGAATTGATTTGCCGCGCTGCTTCTGTACGGCGTGGATTTTATTTCCGAGCGGGTTAGCGTCCCGGTAGTAAATGCGGTTCTTCTTAACCGCTGTTACTTCAACTTTCTTCTGACGCGTTCCGGCAAGCGAAATGGCTTTGGTAACGCGGTCAATTCTTTTGGCTTTGACCTCATGAGAAGCATCAGGAACATCGCAGCCAAAAATTGAATCGATGATATTGCAGATGGTGTCGCGCTCTATGGCTAGCTTTCTGCGCCGCTCATGACGGCGAGTTTTAGCATTGCCTGCAAACGTTGACTTCCCGTAGGTGATAACCGTCATGATTTAATCCTCATGTGAAATGGCTTTGGTGGTGTGACCAGGCTTGAACTGGTGACGCGATTCCACGGCTGGGCCCACGAATCCGCTCTACCTGCTGAGCTACACACCGCCAAACCCATCTCGTTTGGTATCTTGTCGCGCTTTGTCAGCGCATCATCGAAGTTAAAGAGCGTTGCCTTTCCGTTTGGCTACCAGCGTCCTGCTGATGGCTAAACAATACAAAATGTACTTAACATCGTCAATACAAAATGTACTGAAAATTGATAAATAAATACTATGTGTATGAAATTGAATGGAAAAAATATTTTGGTATTAAAAAACCCGCATAAGCGGGCTAGGGGAGGGAATTGTTAGAGGCCTTGCCATTTTGCTTCAATGACAACACCGATAATGCGGCAATTTCCGTTTATGGGGATCATGTGATAGCTGGGGTTTAACGGTTTAAGATATTTCTGTCCAGCGTCAACAATATATTTCTTGAAGGTTGCCTCGTTTTCAGACTCAAGCTTTGCCACCACGAGTCTTCCATTAGTCGGTTCGATAGCCGGATCAACAAGAATTTGCATTCCTTCCGGTATGCTTAATCCTGTGGGAGATGTCATAGAGTCGCCACGAACGGTTAGCCAGAATGACCTTTCGCTTGCATGTGCAGTTGTCTCAGGCCACACCTCTATTTCTCGGAGTTGGTAAGGTTCAATAGCCTCACACCAGTTACCTGCGCTCACCCAGCTAATCAGGGGAAATCTCCTTATTTCTGTGTGTGGACGAGGACTTGAAACATTGTTCAGGTTGGAGTCTGGATAATCAACCATCCCATCAGAACTTAATACTAGCTCCTTCAATCCTAGCTGCTTCATGATCGCTGCAATATCTTCAATACTTGGTTCGCGGCGGCCATTAAGCCAATGACCTATCGCCCCCTGAGTCTTACCGAGAGCTTCAGCAAGTTTATCCTGGGTTAGGCCTATTTGTTTCATTCTGGCTTTCGCCAGCTCATTCCACGGTGTCTTCATGCGCCGATTATTACGAGATGTATTGACTGTGACAACACACATATTGTATTAATTACCTTGCTTTTATTTAGTACGAAATGTATTATTAAGTTACGTACCATCCTGAGGAGATATACCGATGAGCAATCTTCGGAAAATCCGGGAAACCATGAAGGTATCCCAGGCCGTTCTGGCCGAAAAGGTTGGGTGTACTCAGGGAGCAATTGGTCATTACGAATCAGGGCGACGCCATCCGGATTTGAGAATGTGCCGCCAGCTCGTAGAGGCGCTCAACAGTTTTGGCGCGAATGTTCAGTTAGACGATGTGTTCCCACCTGAACTTAATGCTGCCTAAGTAGTACCGCTCTTTACCAATCTGAACCGCCGACAACGCGGTAAACATATTTCAAGGCGCATCAACGAATGCGCACAACTAACTATTAACTACAGGAATGTTCACATATGGAACTCACAAATCACAGCAAAAAGATACGCGAAGTGGAAACAGAGCTTCGCGCCCGACTCGTATCAATGGGCCAGACAAATTTTGCAAAGATGGCGGGATGGTCTGATTCAAAAGTAAGCCGCCTGAACATTCAGGATATGGCGGTGACGTTCGTTCTTCTGGAGAAGGTATGGGAGACGAGCTTAATCAGGGAAGTAGCAAGACAAGCAGTGGAAGCTGTGATGCCGAGAAATAAAAAACGCCCGGCGGCAACCGAGCGTTCTGACCAAATCCAGATGGATTTCTAAGGGTATCAGGAGAGGTAATTATGACAAAACGTAGTAAGAAATACCAGGAAAAAGAAGAGATTCGACATCCTGATTCACCTGAGGGATTAGTGGTAGCCGCAGCAAATAACAGGGCGTTCGCAGAGCGCCTTGTTGGTGTTTACAGACTAGCCAAAGCAGGAGTGAAACATGGGCGTCGTTAAGTTAGCAGACTACAGACCGTTAGAACTGGTCGTGGAGCGTAATGTGGCAGATCTCGATGATGGTTACGCCAGACTATCAAATATGCTGCTTGAGGCTTATTCAGGTGCAGATCTGACCAAGCGACATTTTAAAGTGCTGCTTGCCATTCTGCGTAAAACCTATGGGTGGAATAAACCAATGGACAGAATCACCGATTCTCAACTTAGCGAGATTACAAAGTTACCCGTCAAACGGTGCAATGAGGCCAAGTTAGAACTCGTCAGAATGAATATTATCAAGCAGCAAGGCGGCATGTTTGGACCAAATAAAAACATCTCAGAATGGCGCATCCCTCAAAACGAGGGAATATCCCTCAAAACAGGGGATAAAACATCCCTCAATTTGAGGGAGTGTTATCCCTCAAAACAGGGGGACACAAAAGACACTATTCAAAAGAAAGAAATACAAGATAAAAACACTATGTCCGAAAGCGTTCGGACGGAGTGTGAAAAATCATCTGACCGTCACGAAGATACCGATAAGGCATTCGAGGAAATATTCTGGTGTGCCGGTATGCGGAAAGCCGGGAAGAAAAACGCAGCTTCGGCATTCAGAACACAGTTCAGGGAGTGGCGTAAAACTACCAGGGGGACGGCAAGCGAGTTTGCCACGATGCTGGCAGAAGACATCGCATGCAGGAATGGTAAGCAGTTCGGATTCGACAGGTTATTACCATCGAGCTACCTGAACGGTCAGCGCTGGAACGACGAAAAGCCAGAAACAATTCAACCACAATCCAAACCATCATCCGCAATCACCGTATCGAAAACTGGCTACGTGTTTTTCGACAGGTGAATCATGAAATCCAGAATCAAATCGTTACTTATCGCTGGCTATAACCATGGCTGGCTTAGTTCTGCATTCGTTGAGTTCTGGTTTAACCGTCTCGATCTGAGGTCAGCGTAATGACTCCAAGTGAACTGAGCGACCTGCTGTGGGCGCAGGTTGACAGGGTGGCTCCGCACCTGTTGCCAAACGGCAAGAAAGAGGGGCATGAGTGGGTTGCCGGCAACGTCAACGGTGACAAGGGGGACAGCCTTAAGGTCAACCTTAGCGGCAAGAAAAAATGGGCTGATTTCGCTGAGGGAGACAGCGGTGACATGCTTGATTTGTGGATGGCCTGTCGGGGAATAAATCTGCATCAGGCTATGCAGGAGGCAAAGGCATTTCTCGGTATCAAGGATGATGATCACCATTTCGACGCCAGACGTGAGAAGAAATTCTCCAGACCTGACCGCAAGAAAATCGCCCGTTACGTTACCAGAACAGAATCCCATCTTGATTACCTGCAATCGCGTGGCATATCTCCAGAAGTCGTAAAGCGGTACGAGGTTGTCAGCGGAAAGGTGTGGAATGGAGAGCGAGAACTGGATGCTTTGGTGCTTCCGTACAAACGCGACGGTGAGTTGTTGCAGGTCAAGAGAATCAGCACCGAACGTCCGGACGGGAAGAAAGTCATCATGGCAGAAGGTGACTGTGAACCTTGTCTGTTCGGATGGCAGGCTCTCGATGCTGGCGTGAGGGCGGTTGTGCTTTGCGAAGGCGAAATTGATTGCATGAGCTATGCGCAATACGGAATTCCGGCGCTATCTGTCCCGTTCGGTGGCGGGAAAGGCGCTAAGCAACAGTGGATTGAGTTTGAATACCATAACCTCGACAGGTTTGAAGAAATATTCATTTCGATGGACGGTGATGATGTTGGTCGCGAAGCTGCAAGGGAAATCGCAAGCCGACTTGGTGAACATCGATGCCGTCTGGTTACACTGCCACACAAAGATATCAACGAATGCCTGATGAACGGCGTCACCGAGGATGAAATCTGGCAGTACATCGGGACGGCGTCATATTTCGACCCCGAAGAGCTTTACAGCGCCCGTGAGTTTTATCAGGACACCATCAATGCTTTCTACGGCAAGCAGCAGTATCTGTTTAACCCACCGTGGGAGACGCTGGCTTACAACTTCCAGTTCCGTGAGGCGGAGTTAACGCTTGTCAATGGCGTGAACGGTCACGGAAAAACGGAGGTTGTCGGGCATATGGCACTTGAGGCCATGAGACAGGGGATAAAAACATGCGTCGCATCGCTTGAACTGAAGCCAGGAATTCTGCTTAAACGCCTGACCCGGCAGTCTACATGCTGCAAAATGCCGCCAGTTCTGGAAATCGAATCAGCATTTAAGTTTTACGATGACCGGCTCTGGTTATTTGGCCTGACAGGTACGGCCAAGGCGGAACGCCTGATTGAAATTTTCACATATGCCAGACGGCGATACGGCATCCAGTTATTCATCATCGACAGCCTCATGAAGTGCGGGATTGGCGATGACGATTACAACGGGCAAAAGGCGTTTGTTGACGCGCTGTGCGACTTCAAGAATAAAACCAACTCTCACATTATTCTCGTCACTCACTCCAGAAAGGGAGACAGCGAGGAGAAACCTACCGGAAAGATGGACGTAAAAGGCTCAGGAGCGATTACAGACCTGACAGATAACCTGTTTATCATCTGGCGCAATAAAGCTCGCGAGAGAGCGTTACAGCGCGTTCAGGCTGGCGAGCAAATTAACGAGAAAGACCAGCAACTTCTTGCTGCGCCCGCATCTGTTTTAATGCTTGAGAAGCAGCGAAACGGGGAAGGGTGGGAAGGTGGTGTGCCGTTATTTCTTGACGAACAGTCTCACCAGTTCCTGCAAATGGAAGGTGCATCACCATACAACTACATAGCTAACATGCCTAAGTCGGAGTATGACGAAGTGTGGAGGCAGGAGAATGTTACGGAGTACTGAATGAACAACCAAATAATATCTGAAATGCTTTTGAATCCCCGCTTCATTGCTGTTTTGAACAGATGTATCGACGAAGAAGAGCTCATTATGCAATTTGAAAGGTTGTCAGGTGTCACTCGACCACCAAAGGGGCAACATCCAATAGAGCTGATGGTTGATAAAGCGACAGGATTTTCTGATGAGCAGTGGAAACGGTTTTTTGAAGCATTTATCCCGTTCGTCTATGAGTTTATATGGCTCACATGGAGAGACCGTGACAATGAGGAGTACTGGCAATGACCATCTACATCACTGAGCTAATAACAGGCCTGCTGGTAATCGCAGGCCTTTTTATTTGGGGGAGAGGGAAATGAACGATAGCTACCGACAATTCGAAGAGTGGTGGTCAAAATACAAAAGCCCGTTCACGGAAGACGACGGGTTAAAAGAGTTTGCCTGGGTGATATGGCAGGCATCAAGGGCAGCTATTGAACTGGATATCGACTGGCCCGAATCGAATGACGACTTTTGGAAAGATGGTGAAGAAGGTGCTTATGCGATGGGTTATGAGGATGGGCGTGACAAAACGGTAATTGCAGTAATGAAAGCTATCAGAGCCGCTGGAATTAAAGAGAAGAATTTTCGATGAAGCAAACAATCTTCCTCCGAACTAAGCAACAACAGCAAGCTGCAATAAATGCCATCCTCGCAACACCACTCGATAAAGACAAGCCAGTCACCATCCGCATTACTGACTACAAGCGCAACCTTGACCAGAACGCGAAATTTCACGCGATGCTGGCGGATATCGCTCGTCAGGTTCAATGGTGCGGAAAATGGTTAAAACCGGAACAATGGAAGGTTTTGTTGATCAGCGGTCATGCAGTGGCAACAAAGCAGGAAGCTGATGTTTTTCCCGGGCTTGAAGGCGAATACGTCAACATTCGCGAAAGCAGCGCGCAGATGAGTGTGAAGCGTATGGCAAGTCTGATTGAGTACACGACAGCATGGGCTATTGGTCAGGGTGTCAGATTTACCGACAGGAGGTACGAATGAGACGACAGCGACGAAGTATCACCGACATAATCTGCGAAAACTGCAAATACCTACCAACGAAACGCTCCAGAAATAAACGCAAGCCAATCCCAAAAGAATCTGACGTAAAAACCTTCAATTACACGGCTCACCTGTGGGATATCCGGTGGCTTAGAGAACGTGCGAGGAAATGACAATGGATTATTCACAGTTATCAGACCAAGAAATTAACGACATGGTAATTTTACAGCAGTTAAAAAATGGTTTTTACACAGATGACCCGCAGGAGGTAAGTAATCGTGATTTTGTAAGGGATGGATGGTGTTGGGGTAGAGGAACGAAAACGGGCTTGCACAACAAAGATGGCTCTATATTTGTGACGCATCAGAACGGTTACAGATTGGATTATTGCCACAACGCGTCGATAGCTTGGGGAATTATTCCGAAGCACTTGATATCTTTGTCCCCAGATTATGACTTTGAGAATGAAGACGAAATAACTCTAATCCATTCAGGTCTTTGGGTGGCAGAAAAAGTCTACAGCGACGGGAAAGCCTTTATCCATAAGCATGCCAATCCTCTCCGCGCCGCCATGATTGTCTTTCTCATGATGCAGGACGCCAATAATGCTTAGTCCATCCCAATCCCTTCAATACCAGAAAGAAAGCGTCGAGCGGGCTTTAACGTGCGCTAATTGCGGTCAGAAGCTGCATGTGCTGGAAGTTCACGTGTGCTCCGATTGCTGCGCAGAGTTAATGGCAGACCCTAACGGACAAATGCTGGAGGAAGATGATGAGTGAGTTACGCGCAGGTGGCATCGCAATAGTCATTTTTTCAGAAAACAAACCCGAAATTGGCAGATGCGTTGAGTTAATCGAAAAAGTAACAAACGGATATGTATTTAATTTTCCTGGTGCAGGTAAGCATGGGTGGCGTGATGATGCCCCTGGGTGGTTAGTTAAAGGCGATGTATCGATTTATACAAACAAGCCTTCAGGTGGTTTCTCTTATTTTTACAGTGATGAACTCATGCCAATCGACGGAGAAGACTTCTCTCACGAAGATGAGCAACAGAAGGAGCTGGCAAATGGCTAATCTACGCAAAGAAGCGCGCGGCAGAGAATGCCAGGTACGTATTTATGGCGTATGTAATGGCAATCCTGAAACTACAGTTCTGGCACATTACCGGATGGCTGGAATTTGCGGAACGGGGATGAAGCCTGACGACCTGATCGGTGCATGGGCTTGTAGCGCGTGTCACGATGAAATCGATCGACGAACCTATATTCTCGACAACAAAGACGCCAGACTTTACCACCTCGAAGGCGTGATCAGGACGCAGGCGATACTGCTGAAGGAGGGGAAGATTAAGGCATGAAAACATACCGAATAAAATTGCCGTGGCCTCCTTCAAACAACCGATATTGGCGACACTCAAGAGGGATCCACTACATCAGCGATTGGGGAAAGCGATACCGGCGAGAAGTAATCGAAATAATTCAGCAACAACAGCTAGACCTTAAAATCACACCCCGCATCAGAATCACCATTCTCGCAGCACCTCCCGATAACCGCAAACGCGACCTGGACAATCTACCAAAGGCCGTTTTTGACGCACTCACTAGTGCGGGCTTCTGGCTGGATGACGGCCAGATAGACGATATGCGCATCAAGCGCTGTCAGGCGGTTAAAGGCGGAATGCTTGTACTGGTTGTGACTGAAACCTGTGGGCGCTTGCCAATGATTACAGAGCTACTGGAGGCCGCATGAGCGAATGCATTATCTGGAAAGGTTGTGTGAAGAATGGATATGGATGGAGAACATGGAGAAGACAAACAACAACGGCGCATAGGATTGAATACTGCATTGCAAAAGGTATCGCTCTGGCAGATATCGAAGGAATGATTATCAGGCATCAATGTGACAACCCCTTATGTATCAATCCTGATCACCTTGTCGTCGGAACTCAACAGCAAAACGTTAATGACATGTATGAGCGGCATAGGGAGTGTAGAAAAATACCCTTAGAAATCATTTCAGCGATTAAAAATGAGTACGTTAAAGGGTCTTCAACTCACGGTTCTCCTGCGCTTGCAAAGAAATATGGGGTTAGCCAGCCACATGTAAGCCAGATCATTAATGGGACGGCGCTGTCAGGCTCCTCTATATCGGATTATGTCTCGGCATTCGGAGACAGAAAAATGATATCTGAATGGGCGAAAGACGAGAGATGCACAGTCACAGCCAAAACCATTCTAAGGCGAATTCTTTCAGGCATTCCGCCTGAACAAGCTATTTCCTCCAAAAGAAGACCAGATATCCGGGAGGCAGCATGACACACACTATCAAAACCATTCCAGACATGCTCATAGAGACATATGGAAACCAGACAGAAGTAGCACGGCGCTTATCGTGCCACCGCAACACAGTCAGGCGTTATCTGTACGACAAAGAAGCCAGGCATCACGCCATCGTTAACGGCGTTTTAATGATTCATCAGGGCGGGAGAGGTATTTATGACCGTAACCAGCATTAACCAGGCGAAACAGCAGCGTGAACGTGACGAAGCTGAATTGCGCAGCGTCAGAGAGATGACGGAGCAACACCAGAAGGCAATGAATTATCTGCATGATCGAGAGCGCGAACTGGTGAACCGGCTTGGATTGAACAAGCCGGCGGGAGGCGATGCTGCATGAGACTCGAAAGCGTAGCTAAATTTCATTCGCCAAAAAGCCCGATGATGAGTGACTCACCGCGGGCTACGGCTTCTGACTCTCTTTCCGGTACTGATGTGATGGCTGCTATGGGGATGGCGCAATCACAAGCCGGATTCGGAATGGCTGCATTCTGCGGTAAGCACGAACTCAGCCAGAACGACAAACAAAAGGCTATCAACTATCTGATGCAATTTGCACACAAGGTATCGGGGAAATACCGCGGTGTGGCAAAGCTTGAAGGAAATACTAAGGCAAAGGTACTGCAAGTGCTCGCAACATTTGCTTATGCTGATTATTGCCGTAGTGCTGCGACGCCGGGAGCAAGATGCAG